ACCTTTGCTATACCTGAATCCGAAAAGCTTCGCGCTCTCCAGATCCTGAAAGAACTAAAAGACTCTCAACCCCCTAGAGAAGTACATCTCACAGGCGAAACGAGCGTACTAGACGTTACTCCAAGCAAACTACTCACTAGCTAAGTCCTTTGTTTCTAGAGACTAGTACTGTCTGCTAATACTTATTATGTTTCAATCCGGGTGTGCGGGGTTCCTAGGTCGAGGGCAGAAATGGGAGGGGGTACGGGTAAATATTTACATAAAGCCCAAGAAAAGTTTTTCAGGGAGGTGAAAGTACTTGACATACAGAACTGTATGCGGTAATACAGTATTGTATGACTCAAAAGTTAGGAAGTGGGGAGACGGTACGGGTGATATTCAGGATAGAGGAGGGGGTATGGGCAAGGTTCGTGAAGTTGGTGAAGGAGAGGGGTGGGTATCCCTCGAAAGTTTTGCGGATGCTGGTGGAGGCGCAGTTGAAGCGGGAGGGGAGGTAGGGAAGCGGGAGTATACGACGATGGAGGATTATCCGATGCTGCCATCGAATCCTTGCCGGCTGATGGCGGATGAGGAGTTTTCGGCGTATATCAGGAAGCGGAGAGAGGAATTTGGGCCTAAGTGGGAGAAGTATATGCGGGAGATTGCGCGGAGCGGGAAATGACGGAGCAACTGACCTTTGATGCGAAGGAAGGGGAGCGGCAGAAGGAGTTAGGGAAGCAGAAGGCGGCGCTTTCCAGGCGGGAGATGTTGGTTATAGCGCGGGTGGAGGCGGCGCACATAGCGGAAACGAGGGGAATCGTATCTGCGGATGATGTGTTTGGAGTGCTGGAGAAGGTTTACGGGATCTATCCTGAGGATTTGGGCAATGCAGCTGGTTCGATCTTTGAAAGGGGCAAGTGGGAGCCAGTACATCGCATTAAGAGTAAGCGGGTATCGAATCACAGCCGTTGGATATTCGTGTGGAGGCTGAAGCGGTGACTGGCGCCGAGCGGGACTGGAATTTGAAGGCACAGCTTGAAGCGATAGTAGATGGGGACTACGGAAATATGCAATGGAGAATTGATAAAATTATGGGCCTTATCCGCTCCGAGATGGAGCGCGTGCGGCAGGAGACGATTGAGGAATGTGCTCAAGCTGTAGATACAACCGAGGGCGAATCAGTAGATGAAATGGTACGCAAGGACATCCGCGCACTCGCGGACAGGAGTTAGGCATGACTGACGCCGAGCGGGTTCACTATCGAAATCACGCGCCTATTGTTTTGGGGATAGCCACGAATGCCCCCATTACGCATGAATTGGAATTAGCATTCGAAAAAGCACTAACCGAGTGGCAGCAGGGGAATTGTCACGACTTGGAAGGCTGTCGTTGCATAACGGCATACATGATACGTCATGTAATGCCCGTCATCCGCTCCGAGCGTGAGCGCGTGCGGCAGGAGTACATTGCGCTTCTCAAATCGGTTGACCCTTTCAGCGGCGGACGGGATAGCGACATGTGCTTGTGGTGCCAGCGTGCTGCGCGTTCAATTTACAGGTTTGAGCAGAATTTTGACCCGGAATATCATTATGCAAATTGCGACTTAATCCGCGCACTCGCGGACAGGAGCTAGGCCAATGGCTTACAAACCTTGGAAAGGATGTTTGGTAATAGCCGCATTCATGGCGCTAGACATTGTGCGTTTAGACTCCCCACATTTTAGCCATAGTTCGGGATTCCCAACACTAGTTGGTTTTGTGATTGCATTAGTTTGGGCGCAGAGGAGCTAGGCCAATGAGCGCGATGGAAGAACTGCGGAAACACAACTGCGAAACTGAATTTCCGATGACGGGATTTTGCAAGGATGGCGAGCGGCGCGCTTGTAGTTGCGGAAAGATATACCAGCATATTTGCGATGAGGCCGAAGGTTGCGCGTGGTATTTGGTAGGACAGGAGTTAGGCCAGTGAGCGCGATGGAAGAACTGCGGAAGCTGATTGCGAAGTGGCGAGAAATACAGAAGAAGTACGTAGACCGACACGATGAGAGCAACCGTTGTTTTTGCCACGAGTCGTGCGCAGACGAACTCGAAGCGCTTCTCCCTGCTGTCGAGCGTTTAGAGAAGGCAGTCCATAGTCTTTATTACGCAGCGCCAGCGGCCACGCCTGTGTGCCCCGTGTGCAAAGGCACAGGCAGGGGCGTCGGTTACTTTGATATGGAGAAGTTTGCGGATTCTGCGGCCAGCACATCCGGTGAGACGCGGGAGCGCGAGGGGCCTCTTACGCCAACTGGAGTTGAGTTGCTAGAGCGCGGCGTGGGGATGGGGTTGGTGTGGGTATGGAAGAATACAGTCAGCCTTAGTGAAGACGATGCAGAGATGTTAAAACAGGCAGACCCCGCGCAAATAGTTAGTGATGCGGAGGCGAAGGCGAAGGAATGAGCAACTCTTTTGTTTTTGGTTGGGGTGGTTGGAATTATCATTGCCCCGAAACATGGGTAGAACTTTCCGATGAGGTTTTTGCTACCCGCTATGTCCAGAGGGAAGAAGACAAGGAATTTCTGCGTTCAATCGGAGTAGCACCCATTGAGGAGACATATGCAAGTAACCAGTAACTCTTTTGAAGTGGGTGTAGTCTCGTTTGAAGCTGCCGGTGATCGCGTGCTGGTCCATGAAGACCCTTTCGTATCCGGCTATGAGTGCAAACAGTGCGCAGGCCACGGCTGGCTCATCTGCGCTGATTGCGAGGATGGCACCTCGCGCCTGAACAGCAAGATTCAGTGTAAAACCTGCAACGGTACGCGCAAAGCTCCCTGCAGAACATGCGAAGGCAAGGGCGGTCTGCTCATCGTTCCCGAAAAGTCTCAGCGCAGGCCCACTACTGGCGAAATTGTTTCCATCGGCGAAAAGGTGGTTTCCTTCCATTGCGGCGATAAAGTCATGTACGGCTCTTTTGCCGGCCACGTCGTCGACATTGATTCGACTGTGCTGCGCATCCTGCACGAATCCGAAATTCTCTGCCGCGTCTCCGGGCACCTGGCGTATCGTATGGGCGATGCTGAATAGCTGGGAGTTCATTCACCCTAACGTCAAGTCGGACGAAGGGCACAGCATGGCTACGCGCCTGAATGCCCTGGGCTCCCTGTTCTTCTTCGCCAAGCTGGTCTTGAAGCGCGACCGTCTCTCTCCCTCCCTGCATAAGCGCATTGCGCAATCGCTCGAGCGCGACCATATCCACCTCGTATTAGAGATACCGCGGGACCATCTGAAGACCACTCTGGTTACTGAATCTCTTTCCATGTGGTGGGCGTTGCCCTTCACCGAAATGGATGAAGCCCTGATGCGCGATCTCGGCTACGGCGATGACTGGATCCGTTGGATGAAGCGTGCGCACAACCCCAACAACAGAACACTCATAGTCAGTGAGAACGAGCCGAACGCTATCCGCTTTGGCCGGCGCATCGATTCCCACTACACATCCAATGCCGTCTTCCGCGAAGTGTTCAAGGAGATTCTTCCCGATGCAAACTGCGCCTGGAACGATAAGAGTAAGACTCAGAAACGAACTGCCTCTGGTATTGGCGAAGGCACTTATGACTTCCTGGGTGTGGGTGGCGCAGTGCAGTCCCGCCACTATGACCGCATCATTCAGGATGATATTTTCGGCCGCGACGCGAAAAACTCCGAACTCGTGGCTAACGATACCATCGAGTATCACCGCCTCTTGAGCGGCGTATTCGATATGGACGTGGTGGAAAAGGAATTGGGCGATGAAGTGGTGGTGGGAAACCGCTGGAGCTATTACGATCTGAATGGATGGATAAGAGAAAATGACAAAAAAGGGCACTGGACGTTCGAAACGCACGATGCCGAAGGGGGTTGCTGCGCGGAGCATCCCGCAGGAATCCCCATTTTCTTTACTGCTGAACTGCTTGCGCAGTTTAAAGAAAGACTTTCCGTCGAAGATTACTCGCATCAGTATCGCAATCTTGCCGTGCTCCCCGGAGAATGCCCCTTTCGACCCGAATGGCTGCGCTACTACGAGCTATACGAAGGCAATCGAAACAGCGTTAAAGCAGCATATATCCGGCACAACGTCTATGACGGGAAAAGTCTTGGCGATATACCTGTCTCTCTCCTGACCCGCAAAATGATTTGCGATCCCAACCACTCGGAAATGACTGGGCGGGCGCACCACGCCATTGTGGTGGTGGGCTATGACTCAGAATCTGGTATGCAGTATCTGCTGGACACCTGGGCCAAATCCTCCAGCTATGATGAACTGGTGGCGACTATCTACAAGTTCGCTAAACGCTGGAAACTCGATTCCGTCTACATCGAGAAGATCGTGGCGCAGCAACTCCTGCGCTACCCCTTGGAGTATCACGGGAAAGTCGAAGGGTTTAACCTGGCCGTGAATTTCCTCGTTGCGCCCCGGAGCGCAAACGCCAAGGATGAGCGTATCCGGGCGATGGAGCCTGTATTCAGAAATTCAAAGTTCTGGTCGCGCAAGGACCACACACAGTTCGATAACGAGTACAGGACTTACCCCTCCTCGCGCACCATCGACATACTGGACACACTCGGTTACGCCAACTCCATGTTCGAGTCCATTCGTTACCGGGACGTGGTGGGCGCCATCGACGGCTGGAACCGAAGGCGCAAGCAAGCACTTGCGGAAGCTAGGTAGTACTGGTACATTCTCGCCGTGAGCGCCACGCGCTATGAACGCGCCGACATATCCAAGCTGGTCAGGCCTGAAGACTTCCGCCGCTCGCTCCTCAAAATGATTACTCTGCCGCGCAACGAGTTCATGCACTACGCCAAATTCCTGGATATATACTCTGACGCTTTCCTCGAAGCCGGTTACAAGGAAGACTCTCCCGATAGGGAAGTAGCGGTAACGGTGCTCGCTGCCTTCTCCCATGCCCTGTTCGAGAGAGTGTACTGATGGCTAAAGAAGCTCTGCGCTTTCGGGAACCTTCTTCACCCTCGGATTCCTTCGAAATGGTGGATGTAGACTTCTCTCCCGAAACGAATGAAGCAATCGAAGGGTGGCTCTACGAGAAGCTGCGCAGCTACGTGGACGCGCACGCAAACCTGCACAAGTCCAAAATACCTAAATGGCGGAGGTTATACCTTGGACAGCCGCAAGCAGAAACCAAGTCGTTCCCCTGGCCGAACTGCTCGAACATCGTCATCCAGGTTATCGGTGACCGTGTGGACACCCTTACCGCAAGAGTGCTCGGTTATATTTTCGCCACATCTCCGCTCTGGCATTATATGTATCCCGCCAATACAGCCAACCCCCAGGAAGCCGAACGTAAACGCTCAATCCTCGAAGACTTCATGGATATCATGGGATACGAACCGGGAGAGCTCGACCTCTACCGCGTCTACGGACAGTGGTTCACTGACGGAGCTAAACTCGGTACCAGTTTCGTGGGCATCAACTGGAAAAACATGGTTGAAGCCGTTTCAACCGGATACACCACCAGTAAGCAGGGCAAAAAGAAGCGCAACTTCGACGAAGAAACGATGTACGAAGGGCCGTCCGTAGACAAGCTATCGCACGAAGATGTGATGATGGATGCCGCGGCGCAGACGGTGGAAGCCTCGCGCCTGGTGACCAAGAAATGCCCGCTCACGCGCTACGACCTGCAAGAAAGAGTTTTCGACGGGTTCTACTCCAAAGAAGCGGTGGATGCGATCATCGGGAATCCCGACCGGCAAGGACCGTCGCTCAATTCGGCCAAGGAACAGAGAAAGCAAGGCGTGACGCCGATTCAGTCTTCGGTGAACGCAGAATGGGACGTGTATGAATGCTACTTTCCGTGGTTTCACCAAGGACGGAAGTTTAGACTCATCTACAGCTACCACCTATCCACTCGCACGGTTCTGCGAAAAGTGTTCAACTTCCTCCCCGGAAACTTCACACCTATCGTCAGAACCAAACTCGGCTACCGCAACGATGGCGCCTACGGACACGGATTCGCCGAACTCCTAGAAAAGTACCAGCAGGAAGCCACAGACATACACAACAACAGGATTGACAACTCGACGCTGGCGAATTGCCGCTTCTGGCGCTTCTCGCCTTCCGCTGTGAATTTAGGCTCGCAGCTGGAGATATTCCCTTCCGGGGCGATTACGGCCAACAAGGATGAAGTAGAAGCCATGCAGATGGCGGATGTCTACCAGTCTAGTTTCCAAAACGAAACCATGATTCTGGAGCTCGCAGACCAACGTTCCGGAATTGCTCCCGCGGTAAGCGGCTCAGGTACAGGTGGCCCGACGAAAGGCAAAGGGAATCCGTACAGTTCGATGGGCACACTCGCCATGATGCAAGAAGGGAACCATCGAACGAACTTAGCCACATCGGATTTTCGGCACGCTCATCAGCTGGTCGGCTCACGGCTGACTGCAATGTACGCTAAATTCGGGGTAGGCGGTAGGGAAGAAATATTCGGCAAGGACGCGAAGTATCTGCTCAAGGCGCTAGCGGAGTTTGCTGCGCACCGTTCACGCATCCCCATACGCAGTACTAGTGCTTCTATCAACAAGGAAGTCGAGAAGCAGAACGATATGCTCATGGTGGGCCTGATTCAGCGCCACTACACCGCCCAAGCACAGCTGATGCAGGCCATAACCAATCCCATGATTCCGCCGCAAGCCAAGGATTACTTGCTGAAAGTGCTGGGCGGGGCAGACAGGCTGATCTACCGCATCATGCGCGATTTCGGCTACGACCAACCCAAAGACTTCATACCCGATGCGACAGAAACAGTTATGCCGCAGCAAGGAGAACAAGATGGCGGAGCGCAGCCGCAGCAAATCGACCCGCGGGCCGCAGCCCTCATTGCCGCACGGAGCTCCATGGGCCAACCTCCGCTCCCATCCGGCGCAGACCAAGGAACTGCTCAAGTCCCCGGCATGGGCGGACCTCCTGGCGGACCTCCAGGAATGGCGCGTTAAGCAGGTACAAAACCTCATTCACGGGCATCCTGACGCGCAAGAACTGGGCAAGATACAGGGCGTCATCACATTTATTGACATCCTCTCCAATCTTTCCTTCTAAAATTCTCTTGACAGCCTAATTCGTAGTACGTACAGTACCCGACGTTGAGAGGTACTAGAACCGTTGTGGCCTAACAACAAGAAAGAAGAACCTCCCGCCGTGAAGCAGGAAGGTGAGAAGCCGCCACAGGCTCCTTCCGCCGAAGAACTGCTCGCTAAAATGGGCGAGTTGCTTTCACCTCTCTCAGCAAAAATGGATTCCTTTGCAGAACGTCTTGCTGCCGCAGAAGAAGCCCGCAAGCCAAAAGAGCCAGTAAACACAGAGATTCCCTCCGTGCTGGACAACGAGGATGCCGCATTCAATCAGCGGCTTACTCCCCTAGCCGTTGAGACGGTGAATCTGCGTTCGCGCATGATCGAACGCGAAGTGCTCGATGAACTCGAAGGCTTCTCTGAATTTCTCCCCGAGATCCGTAAGGAACTAGCCAACACGAACGTGCAAGTAAAGGCTATGCCCAACTACGAAGCCTATGTGCGCAACGTGGTGGACATGGTGGTAGGCCGAGAAGCGCGCAAGGGTGGCCTCAAGCGCGACAAGCAACGCTTTGTTCTGGAAGATGGTTCCAGTTCATCGGACAACACTGGTTCTAGTACTCAGTCTCAGGAAGACAGAGACTTCCTCAATTTCCACGTCACTACGGGCAAGGGCAAGGTAGTGACCCGCGGGGAGTACCTGAAGCGCATTGGCATTGACGTATCCAATCCCGAAGAACTGAAGAAGGTGCGCGAAACGTGGGCGACCGTGCAGGTAGTGAACTAGCATGACTATTACCAACAAGACGGTGCGGGACGCGCAGGCGAACCTCCAAGAAGACCTCGATCTGGGCGCGAAGACAGAAGGCAAATTCAGAGAATCCATAGCCACAGGCAAGAACGTAAGGCTCCCTTCCGGACAGTGGCTCTCTCCCGAAGCGCAAATCATGTTCGACAAGTCGATTGTGGCCCGTGACATTGGGGCGCCGGCGCTCGAGGAGATACGCATCAAGAACCTCTCTTTCCACTATTACTGGGGGAATCGGCTGGCGGGGGCGGGCGCACGCTACGCGCAGCTGAAGTCGATGGGATACACCAACGCCACGCTGGATGATGTTGAGCCAATGGCGGTAGAGATCGAGAAGGGGCAGAGTGAAATACGCTACGGCGACCTGATTCTGATGAAGATTTCGGTCGAGAAGTGGATGGCGCGAGAGAAAGCCAAGATGGAACGCGCACTCGCCCTGCAGCGGCGCACCAAGACCTACTTCGACAAGACTCCCAATCCGGATGTGAACTCCGATGAGTCTCCCGTAATGGTCGATGCGCAGAACCAGTCAGTGGGAGACGCGAAATATTTGCGGCACTATCAACCCACCGCGGCGGAACTTGACGCCAAAATGGGCGCAGATCCAGTAGGAGGGAAATAATCATGGCATTTGCCGTTCCGATTCTTCCTATCTCCACGATCAGCGGCAATCAGTGGAGGCAGAACCGCATCATTGAAGAAGCTGGACAGACGTTCCTTTCCGGGACTCCCGTACAAGTCGATTCCTCGACGGATGGCGGGTTGGCCGTGTGGGACGGTTCGACTATCACAGCCGGCATCGCGGGAATCTCCTATGAGGCAGCTTCGAACCTTGGCTCGACTGGTTCGGGAGCTCCTGTTCCGCTTGCTCCCTTTACTGGGGTGGGCGCGGTAGCGGGTACCTTCGGCTCCGTTCCTAACCAGTCCTCGGCGAAGAACATCGCGCACGGTGCTCCGCTCAACGATGGACGCTGCGGACTCTCTGAGAATGTGGCAGACACGGTATTCTCTGCCGCCTTCGGCACCACGGGAGTAGCCACCACTCCGCTAGTAACGGATGTGGGCAAGGCTTATGGGATGACCAAGGAAACCGCGTCTGGGTACTGGTACATCGACAAGGCTAAGACGGGCGGCTCCGCAGTGGCAACGGTTGTGGCGCTGGACAATCGCGCTACGGTTGCGGCCGGAACGCAGGTACATTTCACTTTCTTGCCCGTTACGCAGCAGATTCCGGGCAGCTGATAAGTTCCTAAGTTGTAGATAAGGAGAAACTTACCGTGCCAATGGTGAGAGGTCAATTTGCACAACTCCTAGCCTCAGGAGTGCACCACAATCTCGTTCAATTCCTCGATTACCAGATGCGCGAGCAGGAGTACACGCGCTGGATGAACGTGGAAAACTCGGAGCAAGCCTTCGAGGATGAAGTGGAGTATGCGGGTGTCGGGGTGATGCCGGAAAAGCCGGAAGGCTCCGCAATCATCTACGACGATCTGATCCAGGGCGGCACCAAGCGGTACTTGCACCTCTCCTATGGACTCGGTTCGCGGGCATCCTGGGAACTGATCGAGGATGACAAGTACGGAGTCATCAAGCAGGCGCCAAAGGCGCATTCACGCTCCGCTCTATTCATCCGCGAGCAGGTAGCAGCGAACGTATTCAACCTGGGCTTCTCCTCAGTCACCACCACAGACGGCCTGTCGCTGTTCAATACGGCGCATCCCTTGCTTGGCGGGGCGAACGCCACGAACGTAGGGCCGGGAGTAGCGAGCGTTATCACCGCTACCGGAACCTATCCGAACCGTCCCACTCCTGACGTTGACCTGTCATTTACCGCCATTCAGACCATGATTACGCAGTTTGAGCGCCTGATCGACGCGCAGGGCATACCTATCCGGTTCAAGCCGCGCTGGGTGCTGATTCCGCCGGAACTGAAGTTCATAGCCCGCGAGATTCTGGGCAGTGCAGGGCGTCCCTACACAGCGGACAACGAACTAAACTCCCTGCTGGGCGAGGATCTTCAGTTCCAGATTTGCCACTACTTCACCAGCGCGAGCGCGTGGTTCGTGGCTACGGACAAGGAATCGCACCAGGTCAAGTTCTTCGACCGCCATCCAATCGACACGGACTATGACGACGATTTTGATACTCGCTCGACCAAGATGCTCAGCTTCCAGCGATTCTCTTCTGGCGCTACTTCCTGGCCTGGAGTGTGGGGATCTAACGGTCCATAGAAAGCGGGGTAGGGAATGAAGGGAATGAAGAAAAAGGGCAGAAAGATGCCCAAAATTAAAGTGAAGATGGAGAAGTAAGGGGGACGAAGCGTGTCAGCGAACCTTACCTTGACTCATTTCCCGTATGGTGTCTATTCGGGCGAGACGGATATTCAAACTCTCCTTGCCGGGGCGACCACAGGCATCATCCTGACTGCGGGAATCACGGCGGCAGGTTCGGGATATGCGGCAAACGACACAGGTACTATTACCACTGGAAACGGCAATGCCACCTACAAGGTGCTGACTGTTTCAACGGGCGCGGTAGCCACCTTCTCGATTACCTTTGGTGGCTCAGGATACTCAATTGCCACAGGCCAGGCTACGGCAGTAGGGGGAGCGCAGCCTGGAGTTGGCACGGGCTTTACAGTCAACGTGACGGCAATCGAGTCTGGGGATGTGCTGCAGACCAAGCTGCCCAATGGCTTGTTCGCACCGACTGGCAGCTACATCATTACGGCAGCCATCATTGACGCTATCTCGCTCGCGCTGCCTCTAGCTGGGCAGGGATTCCAGGATGGGCGCATTATCCGTATCATTTCGACTACCGCCTTTGCGCACGTAGTGACCACGCCGGCAAATGGAATCAATGGCGCGAACCACATTCTCACCTTCGGCGGTGCGGCCGGAAACTCGGTTACGCTTGAAGCGTATAATGCTTCCTGGTACGTGTTGAGCCTCAACGGAGTGACCGTTTCGTGATACACGAGATCCGGATTCACGAAGACAAGACCGAGAAGTACCAGTACCACGTTATGTGCAACTGCCATGTGGAGGGACGCTTCGTGGTTTTGGCCGAAGCGCGTTCGTTCGCTTCGCTTCACGCCATGAACCAGAAGGGTGTGAACTCCGCGAACATCACAGACGAAACAGACAAGAAGCCTGCGAAGTCTGCTGCGCCTCCGCCACCTCCCGCGCCTGCCTCAAAAAAGAAGGTGTGACGTGCCACTTTGGAGAGGTGATAGGGAGTACGTCTATCACATCTGTGGAAGGTGCAACAGACGAATGCCCCTTTCGGAGATGGTTTGGCAATATGGGTTGCTCGTTTGCCAGTGGTCTGATTGCATTGACACCGCGGTAATCGGTTCACGCGATTTGGCTGTGGCGCGAGCCATGACCGTAGACCGCAAGGAATTGCAGCCTGACCCGAAGCTGTATAACGTGAAAGATCCGGCTGCGGACTTGAACACAGTTCCTTATTCGCCCGAGGCTACTGAATGAATTTAGCATCGAATCCCTGGAGCTTCACATCGGCCGATGTAGTGACCGCGACTCCTTCTGCGTCTCCCGCAGGACTCATCTCAAGCGCGGGCGGAGCGGTCCTGCTGACTACCACGGGTGCGCATGGTCTCGTAGCGGGCAACTTCATAACCATCATCAATCCCACGCTGGGAACCTATAAGGGCTTTTACAAGGTGCTCGACGTTCCTACGACTACGACTGCGCACTTGCTGAGTCCATCGCTACTAAATTCAAGCACTATTCTGGCGGCTTCCGGGGGCGGAACAGTCATCCTAAATCAGTGGCAGCAGATGGTACGCGCAGAGGATATGTACTGGCTGAATGCCAACGCTGCGGGAGATGAAGTTATAGTACTAGACCGCAACGGAAACCTGGTATGGGACGCGATTGCGCCGACCGGGGCGCCAGGAAACTATTCGCGCTCGAAGCCCTATTGGATCTCTGGGTTCTCGCTTCAGAAGCTATCGAGCGGAACCCTAACTGTGACGATTAATTAAAATGGGATGCCAAAATACTTCGAGATTCCGTTTGGCGGCGAGTATAAAGGGCTAAACGTCCAGACACCTGAGATTTACCTGGAATCTTCGGAAACCCCCGCAACAAGGAACTTCTGGTTTCGCAACAAGGAATTACGCTCGACTCCTCCTTTCGCGCAAGTGTTCCTTGGCCCGGAACCGCAGAATCCCGTTCTAGGTGTGAATAGCTTCATGGACGCAAACTCTACGATTCACACTTGCGCGTTCACTACACGTGGACTGTGGCAACTCTCTCCGTTTAATAACTTCCCAGCACAGAATCCGTGGCAATTTATCGGCGGTTCGCCGCTTAAAGTAAACACGCCTGTATCCTCTCGGGCATTCGCCAGTTTGTTCTACTACACGAATGGAGTGCCCTACCTGCAATCCTGGGATGGGATAGCTGCCTTGCCAGTGGTTGTATCGCAACTTACCGATGCTTCCTTTGGTGGCACTGGGTCGAGCGTGGGCGGACTGTTTCTCTATGAGATTAACTTTCAACTGTGCTTGCTGAACGTGTTTGTGTTCAATGCGGCAGCGGTTGGTTCGGTTCCCGCAGGCTCGACCACCAACTTCCCGCAACGGTTGTGGTATAGCGCGAACGGAATCCCCAACGTATGGGATCCGACTGTGAATACCAGCGCGGGGTTTGTGGACTTTCTGGATGTGCCTGACCAGTTTACTGGGGTTATGGCACTGGGCGAGATTGCCTACCTGTTCAGGAACAATGGGGTGACGCAGCAGACCATTACGGGCAACGCGCTAGCGCCCTACTACTTCGACCATCTATGGGCCTCGGACAAGGGCATTGGCAACGTCTATCCCTTCTCCATTGCGCAATATGGCTCAGTGGGCGCGTTCATCTCGACGGAGCAGATTTACAAGGTGAGCATCAATGCGTTTGAGGAAATAGGCGGCACGGCTCGCGATGCAATCATGGCGGACTTGGCGGTAGCGTCGAACTCTCCGATAGCGTCCATTATTCCCAACTACGCCTATGGTTTCATCTACTTGACTTATCGCATCTCGATTCCGCTGAAAAATATCTTCACGCGCCACTATGTTTACTCGATTGAGGACAAGAACTGGAGCGTGGAGGAGACGCCTGGGTTGATTGTGAGTGGGCGCCCCAATGTGGTGTGGCGATGAGTTTCCTTGACTTCCTGTTTCCTGGTCCGCCATTCTTCCTTCAACCTATCCCTACGGAGCCTTCTGGCGGGTTCCCTCCCTATTCTCCCAAGGGTGGCGGTGGAAGTCCTCCTAGCGGCGGCAGTGGCCCGAATACACCCAGCGTACAAGCGGCTTCCGTCAATATTCCGACTTCGAATGGGGGCGTGTTCGCGCAGGCGCAGATTGCTCTGTTTCCCTGCTTCAGCGTGCAGAACAACCGCGTCGAGTTTCATTCCTTTGACCCTACGCAGGGATTCAATGACCCTTATGCGGATTCGGAGTATCACTGGCGCGTGGAGCAGGTTGCACCCTACCGGCAAGCCACCGTGCGCAGAATCATTCTCACTTATAGGGATATGGGGCAGGTGGTGGCTACTTTCACGGTTACAGGCTCGAATGACGTGCAGCAAGTTGTGTCAACCTCTACGCCTGTGGGATTCGGGAACAAGATACCCACGGGGCGGCTGATGACTGTTCCGGTTAATTTGCTGCTCACTGCGCTTAATCCGCAAGTATCGGTCTTTCGGGAAAAGAATGAAGGGCCACTGTCGATCGTACAGATAGTTGTGGTTGGCGAAGTGGAAGAAAACGAGCTATGAGGCCGACTCGCTTCACTTTGCCACCTGGGGAGAGGCTATCGAACCATGACCGCATCCTGGCGGGAAACATAGCTTTCGGTAATGGCACGAACACCGACCCGCAGAAGAATATCGACGGGTTCTGGGTAGTGGGGTTGGTTACGCCCGGAACGCCCAATATGGAGTTTGCGGTGCCTTACTCGCTTCCGCAGGGCAGGATAGCGATTGCCTACGATGTGAAGCGCATGAACGCAGCAGCAAACATCTATGATGGCACTACAGCTTGGACGAAGACGCAGATTTTCCTGAAGTGTGATGTGGCGAGCGTGACCATCTCTCTCTTTATTCATTGATTTTGGGGTGTACTAGGACTATAAGAGCGGAGGACCGATGCCGAACCTGAATTCAATTCTGGGAATCACCCTAGTTGGGGTGAATGTTGCGCAGAACCAGACTACGGTAAACATCTCCCTGCAGGGCATCACTCTGCCCACCACGGAATGTTTCTACAATCAGTTCTTTCAAGTCTTGACTACTGGTTCAGCGGTGACGCTGCCTAGCGGCAAGGCGTTTGTGGTGTACGTGCGCAACCTGGGAGGTAACAACATAACCGTGGCCTATACTCCAACGGGAGGCTCGGCGGCATCTTGCGTGCTTACTCCGGTAACGGGAGGATTCGGCGGGGTGTTCATGCTCTATGAGACAGCTGAAAGTGCGGGCGGAATCACGGCGCTCACCTTGACCTCCACAGGCTCGACAACTCCCGCAGAAGTCTATGTTGCGTGGTAACCAATGGGCGCTAATTCTACCTTTCTCGCCAATTTGCAGATGCAGGTTCAGGATGACCTGAACGCCAATCTCATACCTGTAAACCGCATTGTGCCTCAGTTCGTATTCAATTCGATGAACTCGATCGTTTCTGCGTTCTACCAGCGGTTGGCTGCGGGTAACTCGCAAACTGTGTTTGGTGGCGGCGCTATCACTATCGTAGTGCTGTACGTTCGGAATGCAGGGACGGTGGGGAGCATAACTCTAACCATCACCAACGCTTCAGCGGTTACTTTCACGCTTACGCTGCCTCCGGGGGGAATATTCACCTACTTTGCGCCAATTTATCCCCCGCCTGCTGCCGTTGGTATTGAGGCTCTGGTAATTCAGGGGGATGCTACGAACTCGGTTCTTTACGAATTTATCTTTGGGTACTAAATGATTCCTGCGCTTCCATCCACGACGATTGCGGACATGATTCCCGAAGTCCAGCTGATTCTGCAGAACCGCTCGGACGTGGTGAACTACAATCCGGCAGGGTACATCAAGAAGGCGATCGAGGAGCTTACGCTTTCCTACCCTTTCGAGGAGTTGCGCACGGTAGGGCCGCGGCAGTTATTGACCGTCAATCAGTACCAGTACCCGGTTACATTCTTCGTGAATGCGGGAGAGGACTATTCGCAGATTCACGCGCTAAACATCTTCACTGACCCGAACACGAATATCGTAGCCTATCCCATGCACTACGACACGCCCACGGCCATGCAGACGCTCTTGTTCATACCGGGAGGGTTGCCGGCGAAGTGGACGCGTTTTGGGCAAAACATCTGGATAGGGCCGCAGCCCAACCAGCAATACACGGCGTTCATGGTCTACCAGAAGAGGCATCAGTTCAATGACACGAACCTAGCAACATCTCCTGTTTATATGCCTCCTGAATGGAGCGAAATTGTGGAATACTGTGCCGCGTATCGGTTGGCGGCTGGCCCATTGCGCTGGATGGACTTCGCGCAGCAACTGAGGCAGCTTATCTACGGAGATCCGAACGACACCTCGAATCCGGGGCTGATTAAGAGTAGGGTATATCAGCAACAGATGGATGAGCGCATGCACAGCAGGCAGATGACTCCCGTAGTAGGGAAATACTAATGGGCAGCTTTCCAGGACTCGTACCAGGCTCGAATGTGGGAGGGTGGGGTATTTCCGTGCCCTATCAGGCTCAGCAGGGCGGGCAAGCCTCCCTTGGCGGCAACATCAATCCGCTGCTGTCCATCAACACAAGCACAAACAGTTCATTTCCCATGATGCCGCAGAGCGCAGTATCGACGAGCGCAACGAGTGGCTTCCCATCTACGTTTCCTACGAACACGAACACAGGCGGATTCAGCGCGAACTTGGGTGGCTATACATCGGCGCCACTGCCGGGATCTTCGCCTGGGGCAGCACCTCCGGGATTACCTGGTGGTGGTACTGGTACCTTAGGAACAGGTTCTGGGTTTAGTCCTCCTGGGGGAGTAATAGGACTAGGGAACCTAACTCCGAACCAGCAAGACAAGCTGCTAAAGAATCTCAATAACACTTTTGGCAAAGGTTACGGGCCGCTGATTTACAGCTTCTTGCAGGGTGGGGCGGGCTACAACCAGCAAGCGATAAACAACCTGGTAGCTGGATTGCAGCCTGGATTCGAGCGGCAGTCGCAGAACCTTCTGCAACAGTTTAGCGCGGGTGGGAACAGGTTCGGCAGCGGAGCTCAGATTGGACTGGGCGACCTAGCGAGCCAGCAGCAATTGCAGGTGGGGGAACTTGAGACACAGATGTACGAGCAGTCAGTACAGGACTTTATGAATGTGATGATGGGGCTTGCTGCGCCGACTGCAAAGCGCGTGGAAAGCACTCCTAGTCTGTTCGACCAGATAGCGGGAGGGATAGGCGCGGCCGCAAGCATTATCGGCGCTCCGTTTACAGGTGGAGCATCCCTGCTTGGCCTTGGGCCAAGTTTAGGTAAGATCGGCGGCGGTGGTGGTGGGAGCACCTATGGTGGCATGGGAGATTACGCGGGAATTGACCAAGGCGGGATACTGGGCGATATTCCATTCTCTGGATATGGGCCTGGGACTACGCTGGCTGGCTAAATAAATGGCTATTCAAGGTCCAATTGATCTACGCAACATGCTGGGAGGGCCGAACATCCGGCAAGCACCCATTTCTGTGCCTATCATCAGCGGTGGTCCGGATGACCAAACCACACAGTTGATTCAGCATATTCTTCAGCAGCGGCAGCAGCAGCTTGCGCAGCCTGTTCCCGCACCGCTTCCCCAGCGAGCACCGCAGGCAGAAATGTGGCAGGGAAAAGGTTCGGGAGTGCATAACCTAGTTACAGGCGTTGCGACGGGAATTCAGAACGCGGTAGCGCAGCACAAGGCTGGGCAGATGGCGAAGGCGGAAGCGGACTGGAACCAGCTAGTGACTGCGATGCAGTCGGGGAACCAGGCTGCGCTCAACGCGATCATGCAAGATTCCAAGAAGCTAAAGAACATGGCTAAGGCGCTGAACCAGGACTGGCTGAATCCTGAAAAGACGGACGTGTACCGCGAAGCGCTAAAGAACGTAATGGCGCAGCAACAGCAAAAGGGCGAAGCGGCGCAAGGAATGAAGGCGCTGGTCGGGAACTTGCTGCACAAGAATAAGCAGCAAGCAATGGCATTGCAGAGAGTTATGGGTTCGCCAGAGCAGCAGCAAGCCATGCAGAAGGAGATGCTGGCGAAGGCTCCGATGGGCGGTGCGCAGGAAGACCCTAAGACCTTGTTAGAACTAGTGCGCATCATGGGTGAGCGAGAACATTGGAAAGCTGAAGAAGGCATTCATAAACAGGAAGCAGAGTGGCGCCATGAGGACCGTGTTGACAACTTGGAGAGGCAGATAGCTCAAGGCAGAGAGCACGCGCTAGAATTTCAGCAAACCCTTAACCTGAGAAATGTGACAGAACAAGATAGGGTAGCGCAAAACGAGTACATGAACGATATACGAGCGGGAGAATTGGGTGTGAAGCGGCAGATAGCGGATTTGATGATAAGCGGAGAGGAAAAGGAACGCTCCAAGTGGTTGGATGAATCCATGCGCGAGGAAGCCAAATATTTGTCAGACGCCAAAAGTTTGCAAGACAACTGGGAGAAAAAAAGCGCTTTTGGCAGGGCTACGGCTGGCTGGTTTGGCGGCATGACCAAAGCTGATGTTGAGGCTGAAGTTAAGAAGCGTGAAGGCCGTTTGCAGATGATGCGAAGCCTATCGGATGGAATCAGAAGCGGGAAAATTTCTTCGGAACAAGCTACTAACGCTATTTATCCTACCAGTGGCGGACCTGTTGCGCCTCCCGGATACGTTTTGAGAGATGGTCCGCAGGGGACCGGATATTACAAGATTGGCGCGGAAGGAAAATCTACTGGTGCAGGTGGCTCTTACTAAATGTCCAATGGAGACAACAAACCTGACTTCATTCCTGCGCCCGATTTTATTCCTGTCGCTAAAGAGCAGCAGCAACCATCTGACCCGTCGCTATGGGACAAGCTAAATACTGGGCTTGTCTCTCCTGAAAAGATTCTTAGCGGCGACCCTTCCTATAGGTCCACGCAGGAATGGACCAAGAAGCAGATAGCAGCGGGGCATCCTATACGCGCAGGACTAGGCACCTTTGCTACGGGAGCGGAGAAGTCCATTGCTGATATTGCTTCTTCTTTGACTTCTCCTGTGAGTTTGGGACTGGCTGCGCTGACAGGCGGCGAATCGCTGGCAGGCAAGGCGGGAATGACCGGACTACAATCCTTGCTGCGCGTTCCACAGTTTGCTGCCGCACTCGGGTTCGGAACGCAGGGCGCGGTAGAGGCAATGACCCCGCGCAAGGAAGGCGAAGACACAGCTTCGATGCTAGAGCGCAGGCTGTTTGGTGCCTCGGCAGCGGTGGGTGGCGCGGCGGGAGCCGCAGCAGCGACAAGAGATGCCTTGCACAAATCCTTTCGCAAGAAACTGGGGATGAGTGACGATTTGGCTTCCAAGGTATCTGCGAACGTAAACAAGATTCAGAGCATCAAGCAGCAATCGGCAGCCGACCTTACGCGCCTGAAGGCAGAAGGCGAGCAGACGCAGCGCACGATTGCTTCAAAGAGAGCGCAAGCAGAGGTGGGAGTAGAACTGGCTCTGGAACATGACCTCGCGGCCATGCGTGCGCACACTTCGGCGCGCATCAGTGGAGTAACGCAGCAAGCGGAACAAGAAGCAGCGCAACTCGAAGCGCAGGGGAAACACTTGGAAGCGAAAAAAATCCGCAAAGGTTCCGAACTCTTGGCTGACACGGCGCAGGCTTTGCATCAGGAAGGAATCAAGGCACGACAGCCATTCATAGACGTAGGCAATAAAATCACGGAGCCTTTCACAGATGTTACTTCAGTAAAAGGAATCATCGAAAATTCATTCAAGAGAGCAGGAGTAAACGAGGAAGAAATACCCAAAGCTGTGTTCAAGGCGCTTGGTCCAGAAGCAGGACCTTCCCAGGTTTCATGGTTTGGAAAGACGATGGACGTGGAGAAGATTATCAAGCAAACCAAGCCTGAGAATGTAGCTAGGATGCGCGAGGCAGGAATCCTGCCCGAAGAAGGCGGTAAAGTCACATTCAACGACCTCACGCGGGTTCGGGAAGACTTGTGGCAGCAGATGAAAGCGAGCAAGGATAGTAGGGTTACACAGGCGCTTGAAGACGCTCACCAGAAGGTAACGGCTTTGCAGGATGCGGCAGCGGAGCACAAAGGTCTGGGTACGGAATGGAAAGGGGCGAAACAGGGTTTTATGAAGTTCAAGCGTGAACTGGGAAGCCCAATGGTCGAATCGCTTCTCGAAGCGGGGGATGCGCAAGAGCAAGGCATCGCTTCCAAACTCGCGCAGTTCACCAACAAATCCACGGCTAGCCCATTGCACGACGTGCTGAAAGCAGCAGGAATAGACACTGCTCCCTTCATGGATATTCTGGACCAGATTGAAGGCACGGAAAAGAAACTCTCGGAAGTGCCCAAGCGCACCACCTTGGAGGCCAAGGAGGGAGCCGCAGGCAGGATTGGGGAATCCAAGCTAAAGTCTCAAGCTGGCAAGGAATTGACTGCGGTGCGCAAGACGGCAACCGAAGAAGCGCGCACAGCCAAGGCGGAAACGACAGCGAAACAGCAAGTCGTGGAATCAGAGGCTAAAAAGAGAATCTCGGCAGCGGAAGCCAAAGGTGAAATAGTGCCAGGCAAAACCTCTACAGAGTTAGCGGGACTGACTAATCAGCAACTTTTAGGGGATAGGTTGAGAGCGCAAGCGGACGCCATGCGGAAGGCTGGAATCGCGCATCCTGGAGCGCTTATGCAAACTGTTATTGGCTTAGTACAACTTGCTAAGGGTAGTACGTTCGGGTTCTTCCATTTTGGTCGCGCATTCTCGACTTCCGAGGTTCCTGAGATAGTCAAGAGTCGGAAGTTTCAAAAGTGGGTTCTGAATCGTTCAGGAATAGAAGACCCGGCACTTTCACGCAAAATCAGCAGGGGACTCGAAGATATGTACCCGTATCTGCGCCGCATGGTCAAATCAGGAATCCAAGAACAAGCCACTGCAAATTCTGTTGCAACCAAATAGCGGTTCTAGTACTGTAGCGCACGTTTAGGAGGATTTATGTCCTATCTAGGAACACGCGAAAATGCGAAGTCAGACACACAAGCCGTAGAACCTTTCAACGCTCCGCGGGAAGCCTCCTCGCCCGGACTCATGGGCGGAAGTTCGCCGGGGCCATCGAACAAGCTCTCTGGCGAAGTCATGGAGCAGCGCAAGCGCAAGGACCGCTCCGTAGACAACAAGAATCGGGCGAATCAGGGCGAGGGTGTTACTCGCAAGATGGAGTAGCCTTTACGGGGCGCACAGGTGAAATTATGCCTCATGAGCCTTCACGGGGATGGCGCATGGTATGCTGCCCTGTTCCAGCGCGAAGGCCATGATGTCTACTACACCCTGTATGACGAGCGCTACGCAGGCTACCTCGCAGGCATAGCCCCAGAACCCATCATCGTAGCAAAGAACGAAGCATATTACCCAGAGCTATACGATCTTATCGTGTTCGACCTTTCGGGTGCGGGCAAAGCGGCAGACCACGCTCGCACCATCTCTCCCACCATAGGCGGCTCGACTCTCGCAGACGAGCTGGAGCACAACCGCACATTCGGCCTGGAGTATATGCAGAAGTGCGGCATCAGCGTTCCTCCCTACGAGGTGTTCACGGATCCCGCCGAAGGTATCCGCTACCTCAAAAAGACCAAGAAGCGCACTGTTTTCAAGCCCTGCGGCGAGAACGATTGCTCGGTAACCTACGTCTCCAAGTCCCATGAGGACATGATTCGCTTCATGGACGTGCTATTCCGGAAGACGCAGGTAAAAGAGTACGTCCTGCAGCAGTATGTGAAGGGTGCAGAAATATCCACGGAGATG